TACATAGCCCCAGATAAAGCCATTTGAACCTCTTTTTTTTCTTCAACTTCTTTAAGAATAGTGATTAAAGATGTATTCGAAAGCCTGTCGATGTCGGTTCTGCCTTGTCTGGATAATTTCGTCATAGTATGATTCATTAAATAAGTAGGTAAATGGATTTTTGCGATAGCGTTTGTCTGGTGTAGATTCAACGTAATTAACTACATGAAGAATACATTCTTGACGCGTTACAGGATCGAGTTTTTGCCAAGCCCTTTCGCATTTTTTCCTCTCGATTTTTTTGTCGTATAAGTCCCAAAACTCCTCGAATGAAGGACTAGTAATTGGTCTAGCTGTTCTCATCCTTCAAATGGGTCATCTCCTGTGATCAATTTCTCTAGCTTAATGCCCATTAAATCATATTCGAATTTGGCGGCCTCTGGTAAGTCCTTTTTAGGCTTTGGGCTAACCGTGTACTTTGTCTCCAAAGCGTCCCCCGTTCGAGTTATCTTTAAATCATACTCGCGTGGGTCACCCCAATCAGAATCATTAATTAAATTCATGATAGCCTCTTGAATAGTGCGTTGGTTTATCTGCCATATCTGTACAGCGTTAACCTCATAGTTCCACACAGCGCACGCCCAAAAATGCTTTGCCTTCTGTGTGGCGTGTTCGTCTTGTATGTCTCTCATATCGGTCACTCTTACGGGTTTCTCTGTGCCGTGCATTGGCTCCCACCATTCGTACCCTGTGATGGGATCACCCAAGAATCTGAGTATAGTATCGCCCTTTAGGCATTTGGTATAGCCTCCGCCGCTTGGCTTTGGCGCTTGGTAATCTGTAGGTAAAAAAGTCATTTTTGTTTGTTTAGAATGTTAATAATTAATTTTTGTAAAGTTATTGATTCACTTGCGGCGCGTACTTTTAAAGCCGTGTGAATATTGTCGGGTATTTTAATATTAATCCTCATGGAATTTTGGTTTTAAGTCTGCCTCTAACGCCTTAAAATATGCGGCGTTGTCTTGTACCATCTTAAGAACTTCATTTTTTACGACTTCTAAATGTACATTATCGCCGCTATTCTTACCCATATCATAGGCATAAGATATAAAATTCTTAAGTGATCGTTCGGAAATTGTATAAGTTTTCATAAGTATGTTTGTTAGATTCATTACAAACCTAACAAACGTTACTTAACTAACCAAACAAACTAATAAATATTTTATACTTTGAAGAATGGCGCGGCGATTTTCTGGCCATTTGTGGTCTTGGTTTGCCACTCTGGATAAGTGGTAGACTTATCATTTAAAAACAAACCGACAGCCGCTTGGTAGTTTAGGGCTACTGAGTCAGATTGATTCTTTTTAGTTCTTACTGTAGATGTTCCTGAGGTCTCTGTATCTGTTTGATTTAGACTGCCTACACCGTAGCGACCTACATTAGTATTTTGTTGTAAGATAAATTGACCATAGCAAAAATATATAGCGGCTATTTTAAGGCCGTTTTGTCTTACCGTTACGCCACTTCTATTAGTGTAGTCTGAACCGTACCAAAGGTCTGTAAAGCGTTGAGATGCAAAGGAATTACTTGATACCGTGTAGTCATTTAGTAGTAATAAATAAAGTTGGTCGCCTAGCCAAGTTCTAACGTTTAGGCTCTGGGTCTCTCTTATATATGGCTCAATTTTCGCGTCTGTGATGTTAGCGCTAATTTCTCTAGCCTTTGCAATGTCGGCCTTTGTAAATAGTAGTTTATCCTGTAGTAACGCCATTGTCTGCCATTTGAGATGATTCGAATTGATTAGGTATAATTTTACCAAGGTCTAAACCTAGCTTTGACATTTGTCGCTCAATGTGGTTTCGCGTGTCCTTGGTTCTTAGGTTCATGTAGACGTACTCATCCGCCAACTGAGTAGCGGTAAACACTGCCCCATCTGGGAGCATGCCCATCAAGCCAGACGGCAAAGCAAAGTTTTGTAGTATTCTATTCTTTACGTTTAGCGTGGTATTAATAAAAAGTGAATCGTTATTATTAGCGGGTACTTGCTCAATAAGATTTTGAGTGTTTTCGCTGTCCTCATCTACGCCTACGACTAGAACGCTGTTCGCATGGCTAGCACCTTTAAAATCATTTAAACGCCTTCTTATTTCCTCCTCTTGCTCCTCACTATCTCCCGCACTTGGATATTTAAAAATAGACATAGATAAAAAGCCGTTAGTGATATTTCCAAGTTCAAACTTTTGCAATTCGTTATCGCTTTGCGCTGTTTCTATAATTGGATCAATGGAGCTGAGCGCGTATTCATTCTTCTTAGGTGTGGAATATAAAACCATTCCCCTATTTGATGTAAGCGCCTCACGGCCGTTGTCTGCATCGTTAAATAATAAGTATCTGACAGCGTTTAGCTTGTCACTTGGTAAAGCCTGTTCATTGCTAGACTCCCAATTGTTAGAAACGCGAACGTCTCTTATTCTGCCTTTCTGATCTGGTAAGCCAAGGCGCACAAATTCAAAAGGTATATGCTCAACGGTTTTAACTGATCCAAGGCCGCTGCTGTTTAAGTGCAAAGCGTAGCCGTTATATAATGCTTGGTCGTTAGAGATAGACCAGAGAATATCGTTGGCCGTCTCACCGCGTTCGTTAACTTCTATGTCTCCATTCTCAAAGCCGTCGCCTCTAATAAAAGACGCCATTAAATTAACGGCGCTTTTTGTTATTGGGCTTAAATTAAAAATAGATTCGATGAATTGAGGATACAAATTGTCTACGCCGTACATGATAATATTATCAACGGTATCGCGTGGCGTAGCGATGCGCTGAAATGTAGGCTTAGCGCCAAATGATCCTAAAAACTCCATCTATTTTTTTACTTTCTTTTTCTTGTACGTCTTTTTAGCCGTTGGCTTTGCCTGTGGTTCTTCTTTAACCCCGCCACGTTTTGCGGCGAGGTTTTGAAGAAAAACAGACTTATATTTAGACTGTCTTAGATTTCCCATATTATGATTTTAATGCAACTACAGCCGCAAGCGTTGCCGCGTAGTCTGTTACAAACATTGGCTTTGAATAACCGTTCTCAATGCCTCCCGCGTCAGGTGTTGCAAGCTGTACTCTATACGCTGCGCCTGTCTCATTATCGGCGGGAATGCGAATACTAGTAATAACATCTAACCCCGCGTTTACGCCAAGAACATTACAAAAACCATTGCCTAAACTTGAATCATTTGGCCCGAATAATATTGCAACTTGTGGTTGAAATACCATAGCCTCTAAATTTCTACGCTGTGACGCTGAAACATCAAACACAGAAAAGTCGACGGTTAATTTATAGGCCGTTGAGAATGGCTTTGGGACAAATTCCTCTTGAAATGATATTGACTGCTTTAAGCCTTCAAACTCAAAAAAGGTTTTGCCGCTTTCCATTGCAATAGCTGTGATCAAATTATCGTCAGTATTATCATACGTGAAAGATGCTACATCCTCCAAGTTTGCGAGAAACAACCGCTGCTCAATGCCGACCGCTAAAGGGTCAGCACATGAGACGGTCGCTCCTTCAAAGATTCCCGCGCAACTCATTACTGCTTACCGTAAACAATTTCAGAACCTCTAGTATACTGAACGCCAAATTTTACCAATGCTTTGATAAAGAAATCTTCGCTATTAGCTGCGATTCTATCCACTACAATGCCACGGTCTTGATCCATCCAAGTAGCAGCTTGTAGCTGACCATCTCGGCCGTTATTAAATACTCCAAGCAAAGCCTTGTTTTCTGGAATGCCACAAGATACAACAGGGATACCCGCAAGCTGTGGAATGCCGCTATCCATTATGTTTATGCCTTTCGTGATGGTGGCATCTCTATAGGCTTCAAATAGCTTCTGCTTGTCTTTGTGAGATACAACAAATTTGATGTTAAGATTCTCTAAAACTCTACTAGGGCAAGCTGCGATCATAGCTTCCATCTTTGTAATAATGTTAGCAGCAGTCAAAGCCGCGCCAAAGGCTACATTATTTAAATCTGTGTCGCTGTCAGCATCTAACAATTTAATTAAACCGTCAAATCTAGATAACCAAGCGTTTCCGCTTGTGGTGTCACCGTTCCAGATCAAATTTTCCATGCCGTCAGCGATGTCGCCAGAGGCTAATTCGTTAATAGCTGTTTGAGTAACTGCCGCTAAACGTGCATCTACTTGGCGGCCTGTGCTGTACTGCCATTCGTACTCGTTCTCAAAATCTCTGAGCGGGTTAAATTCCCTGTAATACATAATATCTCCTGTAGTGATTAACCTATTAGTAATAGCATAATCGCCTACGCCTGTTGTTGGCGTACTTACAGGAGCGTGCAAGCTGTTAGCGCTTGAATCCATTTTAATTATTTCGACCTTATCCATGTAGGAAGGTCTAACATTCATCAATCCTCGATCGATGGTAGTTGCGCCAAGAACTACGGGTAAATGGTAGTTGGGTATCGGAATTATTCCATTGGCGTTCAATGTGACGGGTGTGATGTCGCTCATGATATTTTATTGTTTTTAATTTTTGCTTTCGCGTTATAAAATGCCTGTAGGCCATTCATTGGCTGCGTAGGCTGTGAAATTGATTTCTTTAGTGGAGCGCTGCCCTCGCTAACAACTTTGTCAAGTATTTGCGCGGTCACTTCTCCGACCTTTGCTTCGACTACCTCCTCAGTTCCCGCCATAAGTTCAGCGACTACGGCTTCAACGATTGCGGTAATTTCTGCGACTTGTGTTTCATCAAACGCAGCGACTACCTCATTTTCTGAGACGTCAGCTTGTACGCTTGGGTCAATAGCTTCTGTGACGCTAGCATCTGTAGTCGCCATGTTTGCTCTAATTTTTTCTAATAATCCCATATCTATATTTTTAATGTAGGCCACCGCTTTGAGTGGCTCGTAAATTGATTTAGCGAAACCAAGCTCTACGGCTTCCTTAGCTGTGAAAACGCTTTCGGAATCCATCAAACTTTTTATTTCATCTATTTTTAAATCGGTCTTTTTCTCATATACAGACGCTACGATCTCGCTAAACTTTTCGAGGCTGCTAGCCACTTGTCTAAGTTCATGGTGATTGCCTTGCGTTTGATTTATAAGTGCGTTATGAATGGCAAAAGTCCCCGTCTCGCTTATTTGCGGCCTCTCATCTCCACTCAATGCGATCACGGAACTTATAGACCCCGCTAATCCGTCGACGTAGACTTCAACCTCACGCCTCTGGAGCATATTGTAAATTGAGAGACCCGCAAAGACGTCGCCTCCTTGTGAGTCGATGTGTAGTTCGATAGGGTCTTTTGATTTAGCAAGCTGATCGCGAACGTTGTTAGCTACTTCTTGCGTGATTTCTCCATTTATATAAATGACCATACGCAATTTTAACTAAAAATATTTATATTTGAACAAAAAAAGATGATTTTAAAAACAATTATTTCAACCGTTGCCGATTTAACGCCTGTTATAGGCTCACTACGCGACAATCTAACCTCTAAGGACGGGGGATACGGGAGGCTAGTAAAGCCGCGTTTTATAAAGTCTTGTATTCGTTTAATTTTAGCCTTGGCCGCTTGTTGGATGCTAGCGAAAGGGACAATTAGCGTTGATGAATTTCAAGAGCTTACAAAGTAAAAACATGGAGGAATGGTTAACCGAGCATTGGGCTACATTGCTAGCGGCCTTGGGTCTGGGTGGTGGTGGTTCAGTTGTAGGCCATAAAATGGTCGACAAAATACAGAACAAGAAAATAGAAAAATTAGAGATAAAAGTCAGTGAGATTGATAGTAATATTAAAGTCAATGACGGCGTAGATAAACAATTCCGTAAAGAGGTCGATAGTAGACTTGGCAATATTGAGACGTCTCTGTCTACGCTGACCAATCACCTTTTAAATAAAAAAAAATGAGTCGCCTTGAGATGCATCTTACCTTATACCGCTTTTCTGAGTCGCCAGATTCTACTATTGGCCTCCTCTACGAAGGGAAATACTTTAATTGTTTTACTTTGGAGGATCAATACCAAAAAGTAAAAGTTGAAGGTGAGACGCGTATTCCAGAAGGACTATATAAGGTGAAAGAAAGACGCGTTTTAAGCGGACTTACTAAGAAATACCGCGCTAAATACCCGTGGTTTAAATGGCACTTTGAATTACAAGACGTGCCGGGCTTTAAATATGTTTACATTCATATAGGAAACGATGATGACCACACCGACGGGTGTATAATCGTAGGAAATTCGCTAAAAAGTAACAAAGTAGATGACATTAACAACCTTGGAGCAAGTACACCCGCCTTCAAACGACTATACAAGCGCATGAAAGACGCTTTCACGGTCGAAATTAATATAATTAACGTATCCAAAGACGCCGAAAGCGCTTGGCACAGAGTAACAGCGCCGTCACGGTAACGAGTAGCACGCTTTAGTGTTTGGCGAGGTCAGAAGTGAGGACTTACCGCGTAAATTTTCCCCCAAAAAGTAGCACCCCTTAGGCAAAAATATTTTATTTCGCGCCGCGCCTACTGCTCTATTTTTTCACAGAGGCATTTAAGTTACATTT